ATCGCATGGGTCAAGGCTACATCTATGGCAATCGTAAAGATCATTTCTTTAAAGGTCTTGCCTACAGTGTATCGATACCAGAGTTAATACAAGCAGGTTACTTGTGCCGATTGTCTGCCTTTGCTGTCAACGACAATGCCATCATTGATGCTGGCAAAGTTAGTTTGAAGTTCAAAGGTGGAGACTTCCGGGAAAAAGAATTAGAAGATATAGCCATGGTGGATGAAACCATCATCGAAGTTATAAGTGATTGGATTGATAATGCCTACACAAAAGGCAGAACAGCCTCGGTGTTCTTCTGTGTTTCTGTTCTCCATGCTCAGAAGATGACTCAGTATTTACAGCAACATGGTATTAGTGCTGCTGTGGTTACAGGGGAGACGCCCAACCAAGAACGAGATAAGATTCTTGCAGACTTTGAGTCTGGTAAGATTCATGCTCTCTGCAATGTTGGGGTTTTAACCGAAGGCTGGGACGCCCCGCGAACAGATTGTATAGCATTGCTTAGGCCAACGCAAAGCATTGGTTTGTATGTGCAGATGTGTGGCCGTGGTATGCGACTGCATGATGACAAGGAGAATTGTTTGCTGCTTGACTACGGTGAGAACGTAGCTAGGCATGGCTGTCTAGATGAAGTAGAGCCTGGCGAAAGTCTTCCCGGAAGATACAAGCCTAAGATTTGTGCAAGCTGTAATGCTATCAACTCACCTTCCGCTAAAGAATGTATTGAGTGCGGCCAAGTGTTTGAGTCAACACAATCAAAAGTTCTTTGGACCAAGAAGGAAAGGGAAGTAGCAAGGCGTACCAAGGCTGAGAAGCAAGCTGTCTTATCAGATGAAAGGAAAGCATCAGTCCCTAAAAACAAACCCATCACGGACATCTATGCATCTGTGGTCAAGTCTAAAAATGGCAGTGAGTATTGTCAGGTAGTTTTTACGGTGAAGGATGAGTTCTTTCCTAAGAAGATGCCACTAATGTTTGGCCATCCCACTGCACATAAGATGGCAGTGCGTAAGTGGAAAAAGATTACTACCAAGTGGGGATCACCAAGCCAACCATGGATGGCCGCTGAATTAATTAACAGTGGTGCATTTGATACAATCTCTGAGATCATTGTGCAAAAACAAGGTAAGTATGAGAACGTTGTTGGAATTAAAACCAAACAAAATGAGGACATAGATCTATGAAAGATATAAACCATTTACTAGATGATGTTGAACTACAGCAAAAGAGACATCAAAGATTTTATCTAGGTATCAGTCAGATAGGTAATCCTAATCAGCGTTTACTTTGGATGCGCTATCGCTGGCTTATGCCTGATGATATGCCTGCTAGAGTCTTGAGACTTCTTGATCTAGGCAACGTGGTTGAGGATGATCTTATCAAGAAGCTTAGAAAGATTCCCGGTGCTCAGATCTTTGACGTTGCTCGCAATGGTAAACAGTTTGAGACACAGACATTGGGAGGCCACGTTAAAGGTCATATCGATGGCGTAGGGCAAAACTTTCCGGGGATTGATACCAAAGATCCATTCTTGTTAGAGTTCAAGACAGCCAACGACAATCGCTTTAACAACCTAGTAAAGCTTGGTAGTTATTGTGATTGGTCAGAAGAGTATGCTGCCCAGTTACATTTATACATGGGCTTGTTTAAATTTACTCAATGCATTGCAATTGTTTATAACAAAAATAACTCAGACTTATATACTGAAATCATTCAGTATGATGGTGATGCTTTTAATTCTTTAATAGAAAAAGCAAAAAGTATTTTACTAGCAGAAGCACCACCAGATAACTACATACCAGAAACAGATTACCGAATCAAAAGCTACATGACACCAGGCCAACAAGCCTGTTATCTAGGTAGAGCACTGCCACCTAAGATTCATTGTAGATCTTGTAGGTTTGCTAAGGTTGATATTGAGAAGGGAGATGCACATTGGCATTGCACCCAGCACGATAGAAAGATTAGTGAAGACAGACAAACCAAAGGTTGTGCAAGACATAACTTTATACCTGAGTTAATACCAGCCCATGTTATGGAGAAGGATGACGATATGGTTTTATACGAGAAGGACAAGATTAGATTTGTTAACGTAGCCGAGAACCTTAACACGCCGGGCGAAAACTTTTTTTCTAGCAAAGAATTAATTGAAGTTGTAAACAGTGGATTCCCAGAAGAGATTTTAGAGACTTGCGATAAAGTTAAGAAGGTATTTAATGGCGCTTCTATTAAAGAGATCAGACCTTGGATTGAAACTAGGCCATCAACCTAATGCAAATCAAACTACCTTTGGATGTTTACTATTCAAAGAAAAAAAAATTTATTTTAAATCTTAACAACTATAGAAATGCACACTATAGAGTTTTATCTACAGCAAAAAAAATATACTCAGAAGATCTCGTAGAAAAGATACAAGACCTACCTAAGTTTAGTGAGCCAGTTAGATTGACTTACACCTACTATGCTAGGAGCAATCGAAGACTTGACATAAGTAATCCATGTTCAGTCATAGATAAGTTCGCTTGTGATGCTTTGGTTAAAGCTGGGATCATACAAGACGATGACTTCAAACAAGTAAAGGAAGTTGTTTATAAGTTTGGTGGTGTAGATAAAGATGATCCTAGATGTGAACTGGTGGTTGATATATTCTAGGGTGTGCCTGTTAATATTTTTTGTTCTTCTTCTTCTCTTAAAACTTGCGATGCTCTTTGAGCTCTAACATCTGGTGTTAAGTATTGACCAGTTAAACCTTGAGTTAACTCCTTTTTAGATAAGTCAAACATTCCTTTACTAATAGGCTGAGGAACTCCTATTTCGCCAACCCTTGAAGCTTCTACTAGATCTCTGCTAACATCTATTGGTCTGAATATTCCTCTCATAACATCTTTATAGTTAGCAACTTTAGCATCTTTTAATTGTTTTTCTATTTGCCTATCAGTTAATCCTAAAGTTCTAGCATCCTCTATGGTTGTATATAGATCTCTTAATACTCTATATCTATTTTCATTTTGATTAATATATCCCTGTAAAAATTCTTCTGCTGTCTTTCTATCATTGGTTCTAAGCAATCTATTAAATTGATTGGTAGCATCTCTGATTGCATCGTTTGCTTCAAAACCTCTATATCTTACAGTTCTTTCTAGCTGAGGTTTAACAACTTTAAATCCAGTAAATGCTTGCACCATTGTTTCAGCTACATCAATCTCATTACCCATTCGGTCTAATATTTTTTGATCATCACCTTTTTTATCAGTGCTACCAAACACAGCCTTTGGAAAATTTTTAGGAGTAAAGCCAGGAGCAGATATGCCAATAGGTTTTTTTGTTGTTAGGTCAGGCTCTATTCTATATGGAGTAATTGTTGGTAATGCTGTGTCGATAAAATTGTAAAAACCTTTTGCAACTTTATCTCCCATACTGTCTGAAGAACCCCATATTTTTTTACCTGTTGATGTTGTTCCATTAATTCCATCAAGTACAGCTTGAGCAGCAAATGCTGGCTCAACAAAACTTTGCCCCATCTCACCAATAACTCCCATCGAAGAATCAAATAATATTTTTTGTAATGATTCTTCATCTCTATTACCATTTGCCACTTCTTGAAAAACTCTGTTGATCGGTCTTTTTAAATAGTCGTATGGATTCATATAACTAAAATTAAAAAACTGAGTTGGATTGCCATCTTTGTCAGAAGCAATAGGTATTAGTGTTCCTGTTCTATCCCAAGGAGTTGCTCCAGTTCTTTGATAGGCTTCTATCTTTTCTTTAGCTACTCCAGTTAATGCCATGCCTAAACTCGTTAATGCTGTGGGCATAGCTGCTGTAGTTGTTACAGCACCAGTCAATCTTCGCATTCCAATTTTCTGTAGCTCTGGATTGTCACTAGCCAATTCTTTTATGCCTCTACTTACAGCGTTAGTAGTATTTCTTATAATCTCAGATGGGAATGCGACAAAGTTACCAAAGGGAGATCTTCTAATAACTTCTGAAACAAATGGTACAACTCTTTGATAGTTCTGCACAGTGTTTAAAGTAATCTCTCCAGCTTCTGATCTAGCAAATTGTTCCAATCCTTCTTGGCCATACTTATTAATAATATCTTGCGGTCTTATAATTGCACCACCTCTAGATCCTTCAATCAAATCTGCAAACCTTGTTATATTTTTTGCTGACTCTATTGGAACCACTGACTCTGGAGCTTTCGATAATGCTTGAAGCATTCTTTCTTTTTCACTTAGATAATTAAATACACGACCAGCATCATCAGTCATACCATAAGCTTTTTCAAAAAATCTAACGCCTGATTTATCTACAGCTTTGCCTACACCAGAAACTAATCCACTTCTTTCAGCTGCAAGTTTTGCAATTTCTAAAGTTTCACCAAGTTGAGCACCACCTTTTTGCATAATGCCTTCTTCCATAAGTTCAGCTATTTTATCTTTTCTTAAAATTTTTCCTTTAGGATCCATGAGTCCAGCAAAACTTGTTTGAACAGAGTCAACAAATCTACCAGTGCTTCCAAGATTTCCATTAAGCAATGAGAAGAATGGAATACTGGTAAAGTTTCTTACCTGTGCTCCGGGAGATAAAACTGTTTTACCATATTGTGATCCAGCTTTAACAGCTAACATGCCAGTGTATAGCTTTCCGAGAACAGGCCATTGAGCTTTCATATCTGCTGTCGCTCCCATCAAAGCATCAAAGATATCTGCTCTTGCATAAGAACCAGCAAGGGCTCCAGCATCTTCATCAAACTGTTTGAATACTATTGCATTACCTTGTGCATCAAAGTCTCTTAACTCTTTAGCTGACTTGCCATCAGCATCTATGCCAAATTCCTTTGGTTTTAAAAACTTAACACCGCCTGTTTGAGGTGCGAGTTCATCAAGTTGTTTGATCTGCTTAAACATTTCTGTCTTACCTATAAGACCTGAAAGTTTTTGTGAGGTTACATTTGCTGTAAGCTTGGTATTAGCAAGAGCACTTTTCCAATCTGTTTGTAAGTATCCTGCCGCTTCACCTAAAGCTCTTCTTACTTGTGGTAAGTTATCTAGCTGTCTGCCTTTAAGAATTCCTTTTTCTCTTTGCAATCCCTCCATTAACATGTCGTTAGTTTCAAAGTCAAAACCATTTTTATTTTTTGGACCGGGGTTTAATAGTTCAAAGAATTCTCTTTGTGCAGTTTGTCTGTCAACACCAAAACTTTCTTGTATTTCTTTTACAGCTCTTTCTTGAAACTCTGGCTGAACTTTAAAACCTTTGTCTAATATAGATCTATAGACTCTTGTTCCATACAAGCCAGCATTCTCTGCAATGATACTTTTTAATTCATCTGGTATAAACAAATGCATAAAACCATCTGCACCTTCATCACTATAATTTAAAACTTGATTAGAGTAAGTATCAAAAATATCTCTATTATTTTTTAATAACGTAGATATCTTTAAGCCTTCTCCTAAGCCCAAGCCTTGGTAATCTATGTATTGTTTTTCTAAGTCTAAAATATTTTGTTCAGCAGCTTTTTGAATCTCTCTAGCTTTTTTTATTTTATCTGATCGTGATAAGTTTGGAGATTGATAGTCAACTCTTATCCTTGGGAACATAAAATCTTCTATGTTTCTAGACAAAGCAAGAGCGTTAGTTTGATTTAGTCTGCCACTATCTACACTTCTTTGTGTTGTCTTCATGATTTGATCAAAGGCAGTGTCAACTTGATCTTGCATGGCCTTTACTTGCGATGTCTTTGCGGCCATTGTTTGTGCTACTAATTGATCAGGCTTGTCTCCAGCAAAGGTAAACCATTTTTGTAATGTGTTTTGATTTGCATCAAAGGCTGTCTTTTGTAATTCACCAGGTTTCAATGCACCTTTAGCTGCGGTCAATCCTTTAGCCACAACAGATCCAACTGGAGCTAATAAGTCTGTTGCTCCATAGATAGTTTCCTTGGTTGCTTTTAGTGCTAGTGGTAATCCCAATATAAAACCAGCACCTTCTGCTGCTACCTCTAATTTATTTTTTAACCTTTCAGCTGCTGCTTCTGCACCATTGAGTCTTGCTAGTCTTGCTTGATCTGATTCTGATTGTTGATCTATAAAAATATCTTTAAGAGTTTCAACATCATCAGTTGCTACTGCTCCATCAGCTAGTCCACCACCTAGAGCTGAAGTAACTTTATTCATTTTTCCAAAACGATTTAATACACCCGCAACACCAAAGCCCGGTAATCCGAATTGAACTAAGTATCTAGTTATTTGTCCTTGAGTAGTTTCAGCTTCACCAACAGCAATCTTATCAAAGTATTCACCAACATCTTTGGTTAGATCTTCATCAGTAAAAAGATCATAAACAGAAGCCCCTGTTTCAGCCGCTCCCCTTACTGCTTGTTGAATACCAGCTACGGTTTGCCTGCCAACATCTCCCAAAACATTAGCCTTGCCTTTGCTTAAAGATTCAACCTCAAGCGCATGTTCAGCTTTTGCTTTTTCTATTGTTTCTGGATCTTTGTTTGGTATGTATTTTGAGATGCCATCTGGAAAAGTAATGTATGGCATGAGATCACGGGGCGCTGGCTGATGGTTTTATTTGTATTCCGAATAGGGGATCTAAGTAAACATCAACACCTTTGCCTAATTGAGCTCCTATAAAACCTGGTCCAACTGGTTTTCCGTTATAAGTTAAAATAAAATTAGGATATTGGTCAGAAGTGTAACCACTAGTTTCTAATTTATCTCTTAACAAAGTTTCATACACATATTCTGGTTGACCTTCTTTAACTTCTCCAAGAGTCATGCCAACTTTAGCTGCTTGCATTTGTTTGTAAAGATCAGCAAACCTTGGATTATCTTGTAAAAATTTAAGTGTTTGTACATCAGCAGGCAACATGTCAGCTTGTCTTGTTTCTTCGCCAAAGTATCCCTCGCCAAATGCAACAGCTGGATTAATAGGTACATATCCCTCTACTGGTTTCATCATGTTTAAAAAACCTGCCATCATTTTTTTAGCAAAGTCTTGATCGTTTCCAACTTTATCCATGTATCCTGCTGGTAATGCTTTTATGTAATCAAAAAACTTAGGCTTAGTTACAAACTCACCCTTGTCATCTACCTCAAATCCTTTGCCTTTTAATTCTTCTCTTACATAAAAAGCTAAAGAATTATCAGTTGCAGGATTATATGTTGGTTTGTTGATTACAGAATCATTTGTAATTATTGCATTGTCATCACTTATTATAATTCCACTTTCATCTTGCTCTGTTACTGTTGGCTCATCTTCGCCTTGAGGAAAAACCGCTGCTGTTACGCCACCAGCTATGGCTGTCTTGCCGGGATTCCTAAGACCAAATCCAGCTATGGGTCTGTCTTTCATTTGTTGAAGAATAGATCGTTCAGCGCCAGTGCTTCCTTCAAAAGCATCGTCTGCTGCTTTATTAATATTAGCCCCTTGACTTGGTGCTGGTCTTGGAGGTCCAACTTCAGGCGCATCTGTTCTTACAGGAGCTTGAGGTCTTGTTGGTTGAGGCGCTGTTGGCTGATTAGCTCTATTGATCCTAGCTCTTTCTAATCTAGCTTGTTGTGCTATAACTTCTGCTTCTCTTTGTTTAGCAGCGTTTTCTATAATCTCTCTATCTTCTGCGCTTGGTTCTTTTTCTTTCTTTGTTTTCTTTTTAGGTTTTGCAGGAAGTTTTTCTGCTATCTCATCCATCATATCCATGACAGTCATGACAGCTTTTTTCTTTCTGCCAGTTGGAGTCTTTGCACTAGCTGGTAATACACCCATGTCTCCAGTGCCATTAGCATATTGCATGATGCCACCTTCTGCTCTTTCAACAGGATAGCCAGATGTTTCAGAAACAGTTTCATAAATAATAGATGCTGTTCCTTTTGGATCTTCTTTTAATGCTTGCGCTATTTCTCTCATTGAACCAGCCGCCTCTGGTGCTGATGTTACAAGATCTAAAATTCCTTTAGTGTATTCAATAGGACCTTTTGCAAACTCTATACCTTCTCTTGCAAGCATGGTTGTTGGAACCATTCCAGCTAAAGCACCAAGGCCTCTCTTAACTTTTCTAGCAGTGTTCAAGCCTTTCATACCTATGGCCGCCGGGACTCCAACACCTGTAGCTGCAATACCTGCCGCTGCATAATCTAATGGATCGGTTGGATCAAAAATAAAATCAGTAATATCTCGTACGTTAAGTCTTTCAGGGTCATCTCTCATGCTGAAGAAACCTTCTCGGCTCATAAACCTAGGATCTCCACCATTTGCTAGGCCAGGTACACCGCGGCCTTTAAGTATATCAGCCTGTGTTACTTTGCCATCACCTGTTAGATCTGGGAAGCCACCGTCTTTTAATCTTACTGGCTCTAAGCCTGACATTATTCCCGGCATTACATCACCTTGCTGTAATCTACAGCGTAGTAGCCATCTTGAACAATGACTGCATCTGGTTTAACTTCTAGAACTTCTTGAGCTAGTACGCCCTCAGCTGGTTCGCTTTCAGCACCTAGTGCTTTACCTTTATCGTTCCAATCCCATGTATACCAACCAACACCTGGCTCTAATTCACCAATCTTTTTAATGTTTTCTTTTAAATCTACGTCAGAAAAAGGTTGATACCCTAAAGAGCCTAGTCCAGTAGCAATAGTTCCAGCAGCACCGACTGCTTGTCCTAATGCTGTGGGTTGCTGATAGACACCACGTTGATATGCGCTTGTGCCAGTACCTCCAGAGATACCTCCCATTGGAGATCCAGCTAGAAGCTGTTGACCTGTGAGCAATCTTTGTAATGGTTCTTGAGAAAGCTGTTGCGCTCCAGCAAACTGTCTTGATAATGCTGCTTGCTGAGTAGCTTGGCCTTGCTGACCGAGTTGGTTAAGTAAGTTAACTTGATTGCCTAGTTGCTGTTGAGATTGCTGACCTAGTCCTGCAAGCCCACCACCAATCTGTCCAAACTGTCCGCCCATGCCAGCAGCTAATTGTCCAAGCCCACCAAGAGCCTGGCCTAGTTGTGCTTGCTGTCCACCCACTCCTGCTTGCATGGTTGCAAGTCCTTGTTGAGCACCACGTTGTTGTTCAAATGCTTGTTGCGCTTGTTGTTGAGCTTGGCCAAACCCAGCGCTTCTAATTCCAGAGACAGCCTCAGCTGCACCACGTCCTGTTTGACGTGCTAATTCTTCTTGAGTAATTCTACCCCTAGATCCACCAAATGCTCCAGCTGATACAGCTCTATCCCTAAGACCTATGTCCTGTTGTGCAGACTGTCTGCCTATATCCTCTAATGTTTGCTGAACAACCTGATCTTCGTATGGATTAAAAAAGTTTTGTGCCATAGATGGATCGTACATTCCTGTAGTACCCATGGCTGTTTGCTCTGCTCTTTGTAATGCGCCAAGGCCGCCAGTAACTGCTTCGCGGGCACCCGGCAAATATCCATAAGCTTCATCTAAAGCTCTCTCTTGTCTACCGAAGAGTCGACCAGCTTCAGTTAGATAAGGTTGATATTCACCCATTCGACCTGCTTGTTGTCGAGCTTGAATTTGTAAAGGAGTAAGCCCAGCAGTTTGCTCGATAGGAATATCTCTTGGTCTAGATATAAGACCTTCGTATTCACCAGGTGCGCCAAAGTAAGATGATAATAATCTACGAGAATAGTCCTCCATGTAAGGAGAAACAAAACTATAACCTGTTTGTGGGGTTGTTATGACCTCTGCTGGAGGTGCTGATTTTGTTTTACTGAGACACATCTTCTATTTATTTCCTATAATACATACCGCCTATCTGGTGAAAGCCTTTCTTGTCAAAAAGTTTCTTAGCTCTTTCTACACCTTCTAGGTTAAAAATGCCAAGAATCAAAGGCTTGTCTTGCTCTTTAGCATAATCTATTACTGCATCTATTAAAAGATGTGACGGTGGGATTTGGTCTTTTAAGTTCCTGTATTCAGGTAACACATAAAACCAACCATCGCCAATGTATTGTTCTGCTGACCACCAATAGTCATCTGGTCCTGCAGCAATACTACCAATGATTGTATCACCATCTAGTACATTATACACAATACCATTAAACAAGAAATGGTTTATGTGAGAGGATGCTCTGCCCCATTCAATGGGTGGAGATCCTTCGCCTGACAGAGAATGTTCTGCCCAAAAGTTTTCTGCTAAAAAATCAGCTATGCGTTTACCGTTTTCTGGTATAGGTTCTACCTTTTCTAAGGTTAGATTCATACAAGTTGTTGAGCTATTTCTTCTCCGAATTTTTGCATCTTGTACATTTCACGAGCGCCTAATAGTCTTTGCTCGTATTCATCGTTAGGATCCGCGCCAGCCGCTATACCCATGCCTCTTACTGCTGCTGAGTTAGTTACAAATTCACCATCACTTAGCATAGCAGGGATTTGATCACCTTTTTCTCCACCGGGACCGGTGACAAGCTGGTCTCTTTCTACAAAAGTACCATCCTTAGCATACAACTGACTGGCTATACGCCTAGGTTGTAGATCATCTACAAAAGTAGCTTCTCTTGGAGGTGCTACCAATGGTGAGAAAGGTGTTCCTTTGGCTTGTGAATAAATTTTAGATACTTCAGATGGATAGAATCTATAAACATCTGGTGTTACATCTTTAGCATCAATACTAATACTAGAGCCAGGTGTTGTATCTCTGTAACCCATTGATCTAGCGTAAGCTCCTATGCCTTCTGAAGGTGCGCCATATGCTCTAGCAAGAGCAGTGGCCATATCTTCTTCTGTAGCTTCGCCTGTATCTACGCCTAAAATATTTTCTAGATAATCGTTAATATCAAAATCTCTAAAATCAAAACCAGCTATACCGCCATATTGAAATCTTTGTATTTGAGGTATGCTTGCTTGAGATCCTTTAATTATTTGACCGCCAACTAAAGGAGTAAAATCACTAGCTTCTGCAACAAGAGATAACATTTCTCCTATTTTTTCTATGTCAGATTTTTTTTCTTTATCCTCTTCTTCTTTTTTATTAACCTCTTCTAGATCTTCTTCCGCTTCATCTTGTGCATCTTTGTCAAATACATCACTGAAATCAATATCTTGACCTGTGCTTATATTAGGAGTATTAATCATCATAGATGGTATGCCACCTCCCGGAACTAAACCAACAGCATCGCCTGTTGCAAAGCCTTCAACCTCTTCTTTTGTTTTTGTGTTGTAAGGTTTGCCCATAAACTCAAAAACATCATCGCCTCTTTCTCTGGCACGTTTAAACTCTATCTCAAACATTTCTCTAATGCTCATATCAGCTTGTGCTTGACGCTCATCAAAGCCTTCTGGTTTAAGGATATCACGCATGTATTCTTGTGTTGGCCCAAGACCTGACATAGGGGAACCAATTCCACCTCTGATTGCTTCGTAAATTTTTCTAAGGTTACTTTTGTCTTCCATTTTCTTTTTGTTTTTTTAGTTCGCGTTCTTGCATTAACAGTTGTAAGTCATGCCAACGATACATCTTCTGATTTACATCATCCCAGAACCAGCCTTTGTAATCTTGCGATTGTTCCATTTGCTTAATTTATCATAAAGTTAAGGTTATATCACCATTTGTTTTAATACTAACAACTCCTAATTGTGCATTGCCTTGGTAACCATGAGGGCTAACAGGGGTATGTAGCTGCAACCATGCGTTGCCAGTGTAAACCTGTAGTACGCCAATAGATGTATTCCATATCACATCGCCAGCGTTAAAAGCAAAGGTGCTTATTTCACTGTCATTAAACTGTGGTGTCGAATTTGGGTCAAACTTTCCTAAGTTAATCTCTAGTATTCTAACTAGCCGATTGAATATGTTCGCATCAACCTCAGTTAATGCTAATGGTAACCTACTATCAAGAAGCTTTGCCATTATCTTCTGCCATCAGTTCTAATATCGAATCTATTAGCTCCTAGTCTCCATTTAAATCCAGTGCGTACTGCTGTATTTGCATCATCATCTGACTGTACTCTAAACACCATTTGTCTTGCTCTAGTTCTAACAAAGTTTTGTGTGGTAGAGCTGGTAACATCGCTGGTTGAACTCGTTGTTAAACTTTCGCCCGGATAGTTTCTAGATTTTAAAACATAATTTATTTGGCCGCTTGTAGGGGTGGATCCAAAAAATTTAACGTCAGGAATAATTCTGCTTACAAAACCAAATTGCTCACCTTCGTCAATATCGATATCACCAGATTCAATAAAGACATTGTCCATTGGGACACCGTCTGCATCTGAGCCAGTCTCGTGATTGTATAAAATGCTGCTGTTCCCTGAACCTTCTGTTGCCAGTGGATTGTCAAATATTCCCTCATCTAACCAAGCTGTTCTTGATAACTCTCCTATGCTCCAAACGTTTTCTAAATAATTATAAGTAATGTATCTATCTATATCATCACTGCTTCCAGAACAATAGAACCATCCTATCTCATTAAACTCTTTGTTGCTAAAGCCGAATATTTTAAATGATTGTGTTGTATTTAAATCATCTAAAACATAATTAAGAACACTAGAGGTAACCCTTTCAACAGCTCCTGCGTATTTATAGAAGCCATCTCGGGCCATCCAATAGACGCCATTAGGTGCATTGATAGCAGCATTAGGAGATATCATGCCAACATTTTCATTAATTAGGTTAACGCCAAATGTAAATGGAGCACCAACAAACTGCATAGAATATAAAGATGTATCAGTCCAAATAAGTATTTCTTGTCTTGCTCTTAAGCCGCCAACTATTTGAGAGCCTGAAGACAGTCTTATATCTCCTGCTGTATTGGTGGCTGTTGGCTCCCAATCTGTTAAACTTTCTTGACTGCTGAACGCTACAAGCAAAGGATCTACGCTTCCTGTTCTAGCGCTGCCAACAATAGGATCTGCACCCAAAACAATAACGTGACGATCAATATCACTAACAATAGTTTGCAAGCCTTTAGTTGGCGCAAGATTAGCTCCTGATAAAGATGTAATATCTACTGCTCTAGTTGATGTTCCGCTAGATGTATCCCAATAATAAACACCGCCAGCTCTTGGATTGATAACCAAATCTTCACCGAATGCGTCATGCGACCATAATCTTAGTTGATTAGCAAAACTTGCCGCTGCCGCTGAACCCCATGTGCTAGATCCCCATGTGCTCACACCCCAACCTGTGGATGGAACATAAACATTTAGACCTGTATTGATTTGATAGGTTCCTACTGTAGATCCACCACCATTACCGCTGTCTCCAGCTGCGGCCAAAACTGGATCGCCGCTAGTATCTTTAGCCTCTATTGTATAAGAGTTAGCATTTACAATAGTTGCTATTTGATATTCTTGATTAAGCACAGCAGCAGTAATATTACCACCAAGAGATGCTGCCCCAGAGAAAGTTACAAAATCATTAGCCACAGCTCCATGAGCTGTATCAGTTACAGTAATGGTTGCATCTCCAGTTCCCACTTTAGCAAACGTTACATCACCAGCGCTGGTTGTAGATCTTATTGGAGTAACATCATTGAAGTTAGCTCCTTCCTTAACATAGTATTTTAGGTTGGTTCCCATGCCTAGAAACTTAGTAGAAGATAAAGAAACCCAGCCAAGCATGGCGCGACAAGCTCCCAAGAAAGTGTTTAAACTATTTTTAGTCCAGCCACCTATTTTTTCTGGCAAGCCTTTTCTAAAGCGAACAAGATTACCATCAGCCCAACCGCCTTTATCCATAAGGTCCGTCATCTCTTTGTTGATGCCGGGTTTAAATGTAAGTTTTGTTAAAGGCATATTCTATTAATCTGTTTTACCTAAAGGACTTAGCTCTGGTGTTTTGTTTATCTTTAACAAAGCTTTAAGCAAAGAATCCCTTGAATCTATTTTATTTAAACTTTTAATGCTTTTAGATACTTCAGTTAAATTTTTTGTACCATCATACGCATCAAAAAACACTTTATTAATTGGCAAAGCAACAAAACAAAACATGTCGATTTGACCATTTCCATATCTTACCACTTTATTTTGGCGAATGTTATTAGCAGTTCTTTTACTTGTACGCAATTCCCAACGATAATAATCGTTGTCTCTTCTTACATATACAGTATTGGTAGTCTTTACTTGAACCCTGTAAAGATTGTTATCGTGGTCAAGAATAAGGTCTGCTTTGTGTCCCGGAGGTGTAGGTATTACAGAGTCACAATATCTCAGCAAGTATGATGCCGCTAGATATTCTCCTGCTAATGATATTCTAGCAGAGGACTCAGACATTTTATTTTATTTTTCTCGACTTACGCCTTTTGTTTTCTCATATGATCTAGCACCCGCTAGTCCAAGCATTCCCATTACTATAGTGGACAGTTGCGAGAAGTCAAACTCTGGCAAGTCTACAGTATTACCAGATAAAACTAAAATCCATTCTATAAGCGGTGCAAATATAAAGTGATAAGCTAAAGATACTCCGCATACCCAACCAATAAAAGGCCTCCAGCCAGCAACAAATATAGATTTATGCGCTGCTTCTTGTTGATTTACTTTGATTTGAGCAAGATTAGCATCTTGAATAGATATTAATAATTCATGTTCTAGTTTTTGTTTTAGATCTTTATCAGCAACAAACTTATCTAAGATATTACTAACTGGACCAATTAATTTATCTATCATTTTCTTGCGCTACCTCCAACATACAAACCAAACCAAGCTGCACCTGCGCCTACGATTACAGAAACAAATGCTGATTGTGCGTTGGTTGGGTCAGGCAAGGTCATAAACCATTCTATAGTTCTATAAAAAGCATAACCATATAAAGTAATAAGCAATCTAGGAAAGACTCGCCATTTATCAAAACCCTCAGCTAAGTTATACCAAGTTTTTGATTCGTTATGATTGATCTCAATTGTATGAGACCGTTTCATTTGCTCATCTATATTCATAATGTAGTGTAATGGTTACCATCAAATTTTAATGCCCTATTCCTATTATTGTCTTTGCTGATATAAGAAACATGCACCCATCCACTTGATGGTACATCTTCTTGATAAAACTCTAAGAGAACAGTATCGCACTCCACATTGTCCCTGATCCATATCCCAAGCTCATAATTGGATACGGTTGGGATCTCAATATCACATGCCTGCCCTCTAGTGTGTTGGGATTTGTCTGAACTTCCCAGTCTTCTATTGAGATCAAGGCACCTATAACCACTGTTAGGAGAAAAAGGTATGCCATAATGAACGCGTATAGGCTCCAGTACGTTTTCACATAAGAGTATAAGTTTGTTGTAAACTTCTTCATCTTTAACAGTATTATCTATTTTGAAACGATCTGCAATTTGAGACTTTTCAAATTCACGCAATCTAAAGTGAGGAGACAGCTTGTCGTTGCTGTTAAACATACGATTAACTAACTGGAAACATTCCTGAAAGTACAGCAATTATTAAAGCGCCTATAAAACCAAACACTCCAAAAGTGGCCATTTTCATAGTTTGATTGATATCAGACATTTCTCTTTTAATATCAGCAGTTTCAGAAAATATAGTCTTCCAACGCTCTTCACATTTTACTTCATGTGCGTGCAAGTTTGCAGCTACATCTGCGGTTGTTGGTCTTGATTTGGCGTTCATTTAAGAATTATATACTAAAAAAACTAATCTTTTCTAGTATCTTTTTTACCGTCAGATCTAGCTATACGATTTACATCAGGTGGTAGATTCATGGCCGCTCTAACCATAGCGTCAATACGAATCATATCGTTATCCATTTGGCGGATACGATCTATTAGAGCCACTATCATGGCATGTTGCGTATCAAGTTTTTTGTGGATGTCTGCTATAAGAGATTTAAAAAGAGTCCAAACTAAATAACCTAAACCAACTGCTCCTGCTGCTGGTATTCCTATGGTTTCAATAGCTTTGACAATCTCATTCAACGCTTAAATTTAGATGTAACTTTATTCCAAATCTCAGGTTTGAATCTTTTTACAGACCAAGCTAAAACTACTACTACTATTGCTAATGGTATTAATATATCCATAATTTACTCCTATGAAGATTCGTCAGGTGAAGGTGGGAACTCAGGTAACGGTCTAACTGGTGGCGTTGCATCGTTATACACATACAAAGCCTGTAGCTGAGGAACCGTTGTACAAGCGTTAATCATCGTTACTTGGCTTTGGCAAGTAGTCCTTATTGACTCCCTCCAGTTATCCCAGTCAGTAGGTATAGCTACGCCATTTTCAGACTTACGCACCACATACCAATCACTAGGTTGTAATAAGCCATAAGCTTGATTTTGTTGAGTTGTAATAGCGTTTGATTTTAAGCCTGGGCTTGTTGTTGTTTCACCAGTAGCAGGATCGGTTGTTGTTGTGTCATTTAAAGGTTTAGGCGTTGCTGTTCCGTAAGCTCCTACGACTGTTTTTGTATACGTTATACCGCTTACACTTACGCTATCGTAATAAGTAAAAGTTTCGTCTGTATTGATATAGTAAGCAGGGTCTTGGTAATTGCTTGTATCCTCAAAAACTGGGTAAACTCCTATCGTTGCTAATTCAGCATTTGACCAAGAAGACATTACATTTTGCGGATAATTTACATCCCCATAAGTAATGGCTGTTGGTCTTGTATAAACCTTGGTTACGTTATCGCTTGTATCTACTGATGCCCACATAATTTTATTTTACCTCAAATTAATTATTTTACCTAGCTGTTGTTGGTATACCTGTTGATGTTACAAATGGATTTTCCGCAAATGCAAGAAATATAAAATCTCCACTACTATTTGAAGAAGAACTTGTGCTTCTTAATTTAAATCCATTACTTAAAATTTCAAGATGGTCAGCACCAGCATCTTGGTTATCTGTAGCATTTAATCGTATTCTGTTTGTTGCACCATTTACCCCTCTTCTAAAATCCCAACATCTCCAATCTCCTGCAGAACTTGTTTTTTTAATAAGTATCCAAGCAGGTCTAAATCCACAATAAACAAATGGACCATTTGCATTATTGTTTCCTGGATAAGTTCCAATTCTACTAAAACCTTGTACCTCTGCAAAAACATAAGCTATATATTCTGTATTATTTGTATTTGTTGGAGTATAACCACCTGCACCACCTACTGAGTAAACTGAAGATGTTGGAGTTGTATCATCCCAATCATTAAAAGTTGATGCTGCATCATTTTGGGGCATTTGTAAATATTTAGTATTACCAATTGCTTCGTGATAACAACGCCAAGTTGGTACATTGGATGTTCCATCTCTATCTTTAGAGATAATCATTTTGGGAACAGCACCCAAGCCATGCCCTACTGTTTTTCCTGTTTGTGTTCCATTACCTGTATAAAATACAATGCTAAATCCTGCACTAGGATTTGCTTGTACTGTTGCAGTAATATTACCATCTGTATTACTAGAAGTTGTGCCACCATTAGCTTTCCATTGCCATGCTACAAATTCTTTAGCATTTGCATTGCAAGTATCACCATTAGTTCCACCTGCTGCTGCTGTAAAACCATCTGTCAAAGCTGCAGATACATAACCATAAGTTGCATTTGGAGTATTTACACCACCACTTGAATCAGTGGCTAGTTGTCCTCCTGCACTTGGTGAATTAGGAGCATCAAAACCCATTGTTGAATTAGCTAATACATGGTTGGTACCATCGTCTGTTAAATTTTTAGTCCATATTAAGTCAGGTTTTAAATCGCTGTTACCATCATTTGTTAAGTTTCTAGGATGTGAACCATTACCTGTATAAGTAAAAACTTGAAAATGTGCTGATGGATCATCTATTGTTGTATAAGCCATAATTAATTATCCGTATTCTGCAAGATTTTTCGTGCAGCAAGAGTAAAAGCCTGATGGTGGTGCATATTCAAAAGTTCCGTAGCCATTGGCATCTGTCGCTGCACTTGAGATTGTATCTGCTGTATAACCACCAAAGTTAGATTTAAAGTCTTTATCCCCAATAGAAGCCAAAGCAAAATATTGTTCAGCATCAGTCATTGCAAAACCATTGGTATTATTGGCAGGGTCGCTACTATTTGTCCAACTTCCATTTACAGCAAAATGAACTTTATTGTTATCACAATCCATAGCAACGCTTATCACATCTCCTGCTGAAGTTGTAACACCTGAACTTGTATAAGTTCCTTCGTAGTAAATAGCATCATTGCCAGTAGTTCCTGATGAGTAGTATCCTGCTCCCGCTTTTTTATTAGATAATGAACCTAAGTAAAAATCACCATTAAGGCTTTCATCAATATAATCAGCATCTACATTTCCATTCATCAAATAATTACCACTTTCTAAAACTTCAAATTCGGCGTACCACTTACCCTTTCCTAACCTTATATTATTATTTACAGAACTGAAACCGCCTGAAAAATTATTCTCTACTACAGTTCCGCCATCTTTAATAAGTGTAGTGCCTTGATTGTATCTTCTTATTGTGTTCCAAGTAGTAAAATTATTAGTAGGTGTGTCAGTTGATTGGTCGGCTGCTGTGATGTTAGCTAAACTATTGGCATCATGCCCCTCACCACTTGAGTCTTTTCCCATGTTTGAAGAATCGTCAAACTTATAGTAAAACCCTTGAGTTCCATAATTGCCACCTGTATATTCTTTAGGAATCCAAATACCACTATCAGAATCAGTTTCACCAAAATTTGATGGTTCTGCAACTGTTCCGTTTAGATAATGAACTTCTGCCATATAGCCATTAAATTCTCTACCACCAGCATACCATCTTCCAAGTTGTAGCCAGTTTGAACTTGTTCCTTGACCACCTAAGTTTAAATCAGTATTTTGTGTTGGATAGGATGCGTTACTGAAAGATGTAACCCTACTGCCATTTACATAAATTCTATTTCTATCTGCTTCTGTGGAGTCTGTTGTGTCCATAATCCATACTAAATGATACCAAGCTGCTGTGTCTCTAAAAACTTGAGTTGTTTCTAAATATGTTGAGCTTGTTGTGTAAAGTTGTAACGCTTCAGAGGTATTGAATCTCATGACTGTTTCGCCTGCACCAAAAATATACTCTGCTACAGAAGTGATAGCATTGGTTCTTTTAATCCAAGCACTAAATGTCATAGTTCTTTGGTTACCTGAAGCTTGGTTAGTAGTAACTATGGCTTCATCATTAGACGCTTCAAACTTACAAGAGTTATCAATCTCATACCCAGTAGATAGGCTTCCTCTATTTGCTGTACGCTGTAGCGTTTCCATATTAGGTTTGTGCTAGATTTTGAACTCTACCGATTTCTTGCCAAACTGATCCGTTGTATCTAAATGATAGAATGTCTGTTTTGTTGGCTGTAGCTGTAATCGTGGGAGCTGTGCTGGCAGCAAATTCAAAGACAGTATTCCAAGCGATTGTTCTGGCTGTACCGCCTTGTGCTATTTCTACAGAAATAATTGCACCTTCTACAGCATTACTGGGGGCCGAAAACGTGGTGTTCTCAGTTGTAACATGATATGCGTTTGCGGCAGCTCTTGCGTCCCAAGCTACTGCATTAGAGCTTGAGGTAATAGCTACTTGGCTAATATTAGCTGAAGTAGAAGCTGTAACTTTTTTAGGCATAGTAACAAACTGGTTTTCATCTATTGAAATACCAGGAGTTGTACCTACTGCTGAACCAAGACCTATAACCAAATCATCAGCACTATCATCAAGTCCTACATAGTAGTCTTGAGCATTACCGTCAAATACTATTTTAGTATCTTCGGCTGTTGCATCACCTATCGTTAGCGTTGGGCCATTTAAAGTTAAACTGTCGGAAAGTTGTAAATCGGTAAGCACATCTAAAACTGCTGCTCCCGCACCTGCTCCGTCTAATTGAACTATAGCCACCTTGCCAGCAGCAATAGTTACGTTAGCTCCTGAGCCTTGTGAAATAATAATATTTTGAGATCCACTCGTAGCGTTTTCAATTATTTGAACTCGCTTCATAGTATTTGGACCAATCGTAATCGTACAAGCTGAATCTAACGTGCCTGTATATTTAAGATACATGGCTCGACCAGCATCTGCTGATCCATCTGCGACTGTAGTTGTATGAGTATCTGCGTTGGTGGTAATAGCTTCAGTACCTATACCGAGAGCTTCACCAATTAATTCTAAGTTGGTATTTGTAGAAGTACCCCAAGTTCCGCTTTCGTCACCTGTAGCGATTTCTTTGAGTCTTAAATTATTTACATAAGTTGCCATTTCTTACCTCTGAGCATTTATTATGCCATTTTAAATTGCTTATTGTATATTAAATTATGCAGCTACGTCTGTCCAATTAGGCGTCTGGGATTCGTCAATATCTTGCCATTTAAATATATGGCCTAGTTCTCCTGTAGCTGATACGCCTGTAATAGAAATATTTGCTTTGGCTGCTACCGTTGGATTAACAAACGGATCAGATCCATTCATTTGAGCAACAAGATCATTAACATTAAATCTATTATCTGTAATGGTGCTAGCTGTTCCTATAGCACTTGTTCCTGCTACGCCTGTAACTGCAACATTAGCCTCACCATCTACATCTACTGATACTGAGCCAAGAGTTGATGTTAGTCCTGCAACTGATGCTACAGCTTGACCGTTTACTCCAGGCGCACCTAGAGCAGATGTGGCCGCTAGCCCACTTACGCTAATATTGTTAGTAGATACAGTTGTCGGGGTTCCAACCGCTGATACGCCAGCAAATCCATTAACTCCGATTTGACCGCCCGCTTCTACTGCAAGACCGCCATTAGTAGCTGTTGCTGATAGACCGCTAGGTAATACTTTTGCTTTAGCTACAACGGATACAGTACCTAAAGCAGATGTTGCCGCTGAAGGCGCTGAAAGGGTAACGGGAATGGGTTCGCCCCAGGTTAATTGCCCCCAGGTGCCTCGACCCCAACCGTTAATGATAGCCATTTAAGGCTAGGCGATTCTTATAATCGCTGTAGAAGCTGCTGCTGCTGGGAATACAATAGTGAAGTCTCCAGCGGTAGATGTTTTATCGCCACCAAAGTCAATTGTTGCTACTGATTTATTACTGTCAGAGCTGTTATAAATCATACACCCTCTAGCAGTAATAGTAGCGGTACTAAAAGTCAAATCACCAAAATCAGTAAAAGCTGTAGTACCAGAACTTGTAGGTGCAACTTTAGTTAAAGTTCCTCCACCTGAAGAATAGTTAGTACCAGATGCTTGACCTGTAGTGGTAAAAGAAGTTGTGGTAGCTCCTAAAGTAGCTGATGAAGTATACAAAGCTAATTTAAACGCATCTCCATTGGTAGCAAAATTATGATTGCCAAGAAGAAGCTCTTTTTTAAAGCTGGTTGTAAGTGTTGATGTAATTGCCATAATATTATAGTTTCCTAATTAAATCGGCAGCCTCTTTTAAGCCTGCTTTATCTAATTGATTATTAATTGTAATCCTATCAGATTTTATAGCATTTTGCATATATAGTTCAATAAGTTTTTCTATATTGTCTTTGTAGGTCTGAACCTGTTTTTTTATTTCTTCAGGCGCATCATCACTAACATGAATCATTTTTTCTATACAACGCTTTGCCCAAAACTCAGTAGAGTGTCCTCCTTCATCTGTTGTATGAACCTCTATTACTCCTAGCTCTGGACCAGCTTTATAACTCATTACCATTTGTTAGGCTCTCCTACTTTATTTTTTTTAAGGTGGCTGTCATTCCTGTCCATCAAAACAGGCTCTTGTTCTTGTTTGTATTGAACAACTTGACTTCTTTTTTTAGCAATCAATATTCCATTCTCATCTGTAATAACAACCAAAGGATCATCTAGCCTATGATAACCATAAAGCTTTTCATCTGCGGGAACTGCTGTGTCAAGCAAATAACTTGTATGCGCAACCTCAACTTGAATGCCTTGGTTCATAGCTTTGCTTAACCAAAACTCTACAGATGCTCTGCCTGATTCAGCAAAATGTAAATTACCTTTATAACTAAAATCAATTCCAAATAATTTTATTTTTGCAACTTTATTCCAAACAGCAAATGCTACTGCATAAGAAACTGTGTTGTTTAAATAATTACAACCACATGCACTTAATACTTCTTGAATAGGATATTCAACCAGGCCAGGACAACGATCATCTAACTCACATGTATAAACCGGGCCTTCGTGTTCTGTAAGAAGTTTAGACATACTATCAGTTTGTCCCCCGGCATCATCAGTATCTAAGAATCTAGACGCTGGATCCATCATAAATACTCTGTCATGAAATATAACTGATGCTACTGAATTGATAGCCCACACTTCATCAAAGTGTGCACCGTGTGATTTTGCTAAATTATAATCGAACCAACTACTGCCCATGCCGACAATAGCCACAGTTTTACCTTCAAGCTTCTTGATTGGTTTCATTTTCTCTCTCTCCTTTATGTAACCGTTGTTCTAAGCGAATCGTATCTGTATTCGTCTCTCCTTCCTCGTGCTTCAGCTTTGTTTTTCAGCCTAGCCATTTCTTGTTGAAATCTGTTTTCGTATAAACCCATCATATCAGCATCGCCTTTCATAAATATATAGGCTTCTACTAAGCAGCCATACAACAATCCATTTCTAGCATGATCAGACATCCAAGTTCCAGTTGTGTCTGTAACCAAAGAATTGGGTTTATATAAATAATGAAGTTCAGTTGTATAGTTTTGGTCTGGAACTGGAGCAATAATTAAACTTGTTTCTTCTGTTCCAGTATTTAAGTTTTTATCAAAGTCACCATAATACAAAGGAAGGCCTCTTGCTCCTGAGTCTGTTGGATCTGGTGCGTATTCTTGCATAAAACTGGGATGTTTTTTATCTAGATAATGATAGTCTCCATTGGCATCAATAACAGATAAAGAAAAAGATAATTCAAAATCATCTGGAGCTGTTAAAAATCTAGATCCAGCGCTCATGGATCCTTGTACGTTTCTTCTAAAATAATCAAACTGAACTAATTCAAATATTCTTTCTTCTGTATTTTTAATTATGTCATCAAGAGTATTAACAAAAGTAGTTTCACTATTTTGCACATAGTTTTGAATTAACGTTTTTAATTCTGATAATGTTAAAGGACTGCTCATATTAAGTATTTAATTGGCCACCCATGCCTGAGTGATTGCTACAGTAATAATAAAGCGTAGGTGCTCCTGATGCAACTTCTATCTGAGTATATGCTCCTGAACTTCCGGGAGTTCCGCTTGTTGTAACGCCTGTTGTATACTCAGATCCACCAGCATGAGTTCCATTTGAGGTTGTAGAAATTCTTAATGGGTGGTTGCTGTTTGTGCTGTCAGATTGATCAAATTTATATATTTGTCCTTCTGTTAAAGATAAAGTAGGAGTTCTAGCTCCATCTATATAAAAATAATTTGATCCCAAGTAATCTGCTACTGTAACAGTATAAGTTGTTGTAGATGGAGATGGGGTTGGGCTCGGAGTAGGACTTGGGCTTGGCGATACTGATCCATCTGTGCTGACAGTTATAGTTCCAATGTCTCCTGTTGATTGTGGAACCAAAAAGTTTGATCCTACAATATCTGAGCTCATGTAATGTTGTTCATAAATATTTGTATAGATAACAACTACATATCCTTCACCCACTTCTTTATCAGTGTTTGGTCTAGGCTCATATAAAGCCTCTGGATCCATTACATGAGGAAGCGGCTCTAGCTGAGGATGTTTAGGTTCCCAGCACTCTGGACAAGTCTTGAGACCATTCCATTCTTTTTTTAATTGATTGAGAGGATACTCAAAAGAACATCTATCGCATTGTGCGATTGCATACTTACCTGTAGCGTATGCCATGGTTAGAAGCCTGGTTTGTAGGGAGCTATTCTAAATGAAGCTCGATCTTCGTCCTGTGATAAAGCTCTTTCAAACTCTTCTTCGTACATTTGTTTTAACATAACAACTCTGTCAGGAGCTTTCTTGATTGCAATGTAATATGCAAGTCCAGCTGCAAAACAGGGATAAAATCTAAAAGGCATATCCATGGTGTTAGTCCCGGCATCAGCATCATCCATTCTTACAAGCTTGTTAAAAACTAATACGTCAGTAGAGTTTTCTGGAGCTGGCCATATTTTTAAAATAGGTGTGGTAAGTTTATCTAGAAAAAATTGAGAGGGTCTAGACTTGGTTGATTTGGTTGGAATGTTTAAATATTCACTTCTGCTAATCATAGACATTTGAAGATCTAAATCAGTTCCATCGGTGTTTCTTCTTATTGAACAATCTAATATATCAATCACATTAGCGTTCAATGTGTAATCATTTTGGCCTTCAGTAACTGTTTGGGTTGCTTGTTCTATAGTCCACTGATTAAGACCACGGTTAGCCCATTCAGCAAGCATAAGATTAATAGACCGTCTTGCAGTTTTTAAATCATAACCAGTTCTAAGTTCTAGGCCGCATCTTTCAAATGCTTCCTCTACGAACTCAGCTACGTTTGGTTCAAAGTTTGTGCTGCCTGACAGGGCCATTGCTAATCCTCGTTGTATAAATTATCGAAAACTCGATTTACATCCAATGTATAGTCTAAATCAGATTTAGAGTAATGTATATGTTGAGATGGTCTAAAATCAGGCGCTCCCTCTCCAACCTGAAACCAAGCCGGATGAGTAGCACGAACTCTGTTGTTAGGTAAAGCTACAATATTTCCAGTCCATTCTCCTGCATCAAGTAGCTCTAAAACATGACTGCTTTTATGTTGAGCTGGATGATCTGCTATTTCGCTTTCAGCAT